GCAGACGGGAAAGTCTATTTTAAGACAGACCGTCTGAACATAGAAATCTACACGGATATAAAAAATATAGAACTGGAACAGCAGACAGAAGCCGTGCTTGACGGGCATGATATTTTTTATGAAAAAAGCGAAGTATGGATCGAATCTGAAAATCTGTATGAGGTGCTTTATCAGATGGAGGTATAGAAGATGGCAAACAAAAAGAATAAAGTCAAATTTAATATCTGCAATGTGCATTACGCACCGATTACGGTTGCAGAGGAAGGTACGGTCAGCTTTGGGACACCCGTGCCGATGCCAGGTGCGGTATCCATTTCTCTTGATCCAAATGGAGAGCCAAGTGTATTCTATGCAGACGGATATGCATATTACACGATCAATAACAATCAGGGTTATGAAGGTGACCTTGAACTTGCTCTGGTGCCGGAGTCGTTCCGTACCGATGTACTGAAGGAATCCCTTGATGCCAATAATGTGCTTGTCGAGGATGCAACCGTGGAAACAGGTAAATTTGCACTGTTGTTTGAATTTGATGGTGACATCAATAAAATCCGTCATGTGCTTTATAACTGTACGGCGGCAAGACCAACCATCGAATCTGCAACAAAGGAAGATGAAATCGAAGTTAAGACAGAAACCCTGTCGATTACGGCATCACCTCTTGATGGGGGCTATGTAAAGGCACGAACATCTGACAGCACTTCAGCGGCTGCTTATGATGGCTGGTATAAAACAGTATATCTTCCGAAAGCAGTATCTGATGCATCTGGCCAGTCCGACAGTGCAAAGGTATCATCAGCAAAGAACAGTTCTAAGGAGGTCGTATCATGAGCCTTATAAAAGATCTTGAAATTGATGGAAAGCAGGTGCCATTCAAGGCATCTGCTGCAATCCCACGAATTTATCGTATTAAGTTTGGAAGGGATATTTATAAAGACCTGAGTGCCTTGGAGAAGGCTGTAGGAAAAGATAAAGAGGAGAGTTCAAGCCTGGATATGTTTTCACTTGAGATGTTTGAGAATATTGCATATGTTATGGCAAAACACGCAGACCCGGGCATTCCCGATACACCAGAAGAATGGCTTGATGAGTTTAATACATTTTCTATTTATCAGATTCTTCCACAACTTATTGAGTTATGGGGATTGAATGTGAAAACGGATGTTGAAGCTAAAAAAAACTTCGCCCGACAGAGCGTCAGATGACAACACCCTTATTTCTTCTAAGATGTGTGCAGATAGGGTTGTCTATCCGAGACCTTGACCTTCTGACAATAGGGATGGTTAATGATATGTATGCCGAGAGCAGTAATGATGATTACAAGTATCCAGAAGTTGCAACACAGGAAGATTTCGACAGGTTCTAGATTGAGAAAACAGCCATTTTCTGATATAATACGGAAAGTGGTTGAAACATTCTCAGCTACAAATCGGAATTTTACGGCTCTTAACTTATGGGTATAAAGTGCCGATATTACAGATATAGAAACGGATTTCTTTAATCAATTTCAAGGAGGATGATATCATGATTAGAGCAACTAATTTAACACAAGTAACAGAGTATTATAAGAATAATACAGTTAGTAAGCAAAATAGCACAGAGAAAACGAAGGATGCGCAGGCAAATGCTGCGAAAATTAAATCCAGCGAAGATAAGTTGTCTTCTAAGGCACAGAAATATTTAGAAACATTGCGTAAGGATAACGCAGATTTTGATTTTATTATTGCTGATAAGGGCGATGATTTTAGAGGATTGGTAGACCAAAGTGATAAGGAATTTACAGTTGTATTTTCGAGTGCTGAGCTTGAAAGAATGGCATCTGATGAGAAATACGCACAAGAGAAGTTATCTATGGTAAAAACAGCGGTTGTAATGTCGGATAAAATCAATGAACAGTTTGGTTTTGAACGTGCGTGGGGAAAGACAGAAAATAATGGAACTGTATTAAGTAAGCTAACTATGTCCTTTGATGATAGTGGAAAAATGACGTTATTTGCTGATTTGGAGAAGATTACAGAAAAGCAACAAGAATGGCTGGAAGAATTAAAAGAAAAACGTGCAGAAGAAAAACAGCAGGAAAAGAAGGATTTAACTGTTAAGCGTACTACCATTCAGGCAAATTCAGAAGAAGAATTGATTGAAAAGATTTCTGAACTGGATTGGAGTAAGATAGCTGAAGAAAAAGCGACACAGGGCATGAAGTTCGATACCACTATTTAATCGGTAGCATTAACCGGGAATTGGAGGTGTGCTATGATTGCAGGTACAATACGAAACGCTGTGAATCAGATGCAGTTAGTAAATGATTGGAAGCAAAAGAAGGCTACCGGGAATGTTGTAAAGAAACAAGAGGGTATGACTGTAACAAGCCAGGAAGAAAATATGATTCAGCATTTCCAAGAGCAACTTGAGCGAGATAAAGAAAGTTCCGCATATAGTCAGATTTATAATAAGATTGCAAGTGGTCAAGAATTAACCGCTTCGGAAGAAGATGCTATTCGCCAGAAAGACCCTAAAGCCTATATGGAATATAAAGCTGCAAGAATGGAACAAGAAGCTTATGAGCGTAGATTGAAAAACTGTAAAACAAAAGAAGAAGCTCAAAGACTTCAAGTAAATGAAATGAACGGTAATTTAGCGGAACTAAAAAGTATCGTGAATAATCCGAATATTCCAAAGAGCGAAAAGCTTAAGGAAGCTCAACGTATTATGGGAAATACCTTTAGAGCAGTAGAAACATTTACGAAGTTTGTAAAGAGTGCGGAATTTAAGGATTTGCCTACAGAAGAGGATATTGTTGAGGCTTCTAAGTCAGAAACATCGGTTGTAGAGGAATTAACAGATGCTGAAACATTTGAACAATCAAGCGATTCCTTAATATCTCAGACAACAGATTCCGTAGATGATGATGCAAAAATAATAGATGATTCGAAGCCGGATGCTCAATTAGAAGAGGTTCATCAGATTGAAAAGGATGTTATGGAGGAAATGAAGGACATCGAAATAAAGCATTTTGGTGAGAAGAAATCATCTGTGAGAATAGATATTACGGTATAGAAAATGTCTGCGTGAAATTCCAGTTTGTCGGAGTGAAAATTAATAATTTACATAGAAATATCTGTCAAAATGGCAGGTGTTTTTCTTTGTTATGGAGCAGAAATGCTCCTTTTTTTGTACCCAATTTTAGGAGGAGGTGAGAATTCATGGCAAGCCGTATTCAGGGAATTACCGTAGAAATCGGTGGTGATACAACCAAATTGCAGAATGCCCTTAAGGGTGTGAATGGACAGATAAAGTCTACTCAGTCACAGCTGAAGGATGTAAACAAACTTCTGAAACTGGATCCGGGCAACACAGAGCTGATAGCACAGAAACATAAGCTGCTTTCAGAGGCTGTTGGCGAAACAAAGGAAAAACTGGCAACCTTAAAGACGGCAGCAGAACAGGCAAACACTGCGCTTGCCAATGGTGAAATCTCCAAAGAGCAGTATGACGCCCTTCAAAGGGAAATCGTAGAAACGGAGCAGGACTTAAAGAATCTGGAAACCCAGGCGAACCAGTCGGCAACGGCAGTTCAGAAGATAGCAGCGTCCGGGGAAAAGTTAAAGACGGTCGGAAACAACATATCGTCTGCCGGACAGAAACTTCTTCCCGTAACAGGGGCTGTGGCAGGGCTTGGTACGGCTGCGGTTACAACGGCAGCAAACTTTGAATCCTCCATGTCACAGGTACAGGCTACAATGGGAATCACTAAAGACTCCATGTCAACGGTTGACGGGCAGTCTGTTAATACGATGGACACCCTTTCCAAACTGGCAAAGAAGATGGGTGCAGAGACGGCATTTTCTGCAAGTGAATGTGCAGAAGCATTAAACTATCTCGCACTTGCTGGATATGACACGGAGCAGATGTGCGATACTTTGCCGACTGTACTTAATCTGGCAGCTGCCGGAGATATTGCACTTGCCGATGCTTCTGATATGGTAACGGATGCGATGTCAGCCCTTGGTATGGGAGTTGATGAAGCAGGAACGATGGTAGACCAGATGGCAAAGACGGCATCTACTACGAATACATCCGTGGCACAGTTAGGGGAAGGTATCCTTACCATCGGTGCAACAGCCAAATCCATCAAGGGTGGTACGGCAGAACTTAATACGGCACTCGGTATCCTTGCCAATAATGGTATCAAGGGTGCAGAGGGTGGTACACATCTAAGAAATATCATTCTGTCTTTGCAGAATCCTACGGATAAGGCTGCCATTGCGATGGAAGAACTGGGACTGCAGGTTTATGATTCCGAAGGAAACATGAGGAGCATGAATGATATTCTGGGTGACCTGAATTCTGGAATGGATGGGATGACCTCTGCCGAGAAATCAAATATCATCGGCAGGATATTTAATAAAACCGACCTGTCATCCGTGAACGCACTGCTTGCCAATACGGGAAGTACATGGGATGACCTTCAGCAGTCTATTGCAGACAGCGGGGGTGCTGCCGGACAGATGGCGGATACACAGCTTGATAACCTGCAGGGACAGATCACCATATTGAAATCTGCATTAGAGGGACTTGCCATTTCATTCGGAGAACTTCTGATGCCTGCCATAAAACAGATCGTTGGATGGGTACAGTCATTTGTTGATGTATTAAACGGACTGGATGAAGGGACAAAGAAAACGATTGTCACAATTGCACTTATCGTGGCTGCCCTTGCCCCGGTTCTTATCATTGTCGGAAAAGTCATCTCCGCTGTAGGAACGATCATGACGATTGTTCCAAAGATTGCCGGAGTCATCAATACAGTTAAGGGGGCATTTGCAGCACTGAATACGACAATGCTTGCAAATCCTATCGTTCTTATTATTGCAGCCATAGCAGCACTTGTGGCTGCTTTTATTTATCTTTGGAATAACTGTGACGGGTTCCGTCAGTTCTGGATTGACCTTTGGGAGAATGTGAAACAGGTTGCGGTTACGGTATGGGAGGCAATAAAATCATTCCTCTCAACAGCATGGGAAGCAATAAAGACTACGGCAGCAACTGTGTTTGAGGCAATCAAGTCATTTTTTACAACCATATGGGACGGCATAAAACTTGTGTTCACCACGGTGCTTGAAGTGATAAAGACAGTGATTGTGACCTATTTTACCATCTACAAAACAGTGATCACGACAGTATTTAATGCAGTCAAACTTGTGGTGACAACCGTGTGGAATGCAATTAAGACCGTGATAACCACGGTTGTGACAGCAATCCAGACTTTTATTACGACAGCATGGAATACGATAAAGACAATCGTGACCACGGTGGTAAATGGAATAAAGACAGCGGTTTCCGGTGCCTTTACTGCGATGTGGACCGGCATAAAGACAACCATAGGAAATATTGTTACAACGATAAAAACAGGATTTGGAACAGCCGTTTCCTTTATCACGGGACTTGCACAGTCTGCGGTCAAGTGGGGAACAGACATTATTGACGGAATCGTAAACGGCATCAAGAAGTGCATCGGCAAGGTAAAGGATGCCGTATCCAATGTGGCTGAAACAATAAAGTCTTATCTGCATTTCTCCGTGCCGGATGAAGGACCACTTACTGATTATGAGTCATGGATGCCGGATTTCATGGGCGGACTGGCTGAAGGAATAGAAAAGAGCAGGGGACTTGTAACAAAGGAAATCGAAAAACTGACGGATACCATGAATCTTGAAAATATGATGCCGGATATGGATGCAAGCCTGAATGCCACTGTCGGAGGAAACGCTTCTTCCGGGGAGAACGGTACGGTAAAACTTAACCAGCCGATCATGCTGGATGGAAGGGTGATCACGACACTTGTGTCACAGATACAGTATTCCAATGGCCAAGCATCCATGAGAAATCTTGGAATAAGTTAGGAGGTGCAGACAGTGTCAAAAACTGTAGACGGGGTGGTTTATTACACCGTAAGATTTTTAAATTATGCAGGGACTGACCTGCTCGGCACCTGTGATGTGGAAGCAGGTGGTGATGCCACAGACCTTGCACCACAGCCGGAAGTAATAGAGGGCATGGTGTTTAACGGATGGAATGTGGATATCACAAAGGTGATGGAGGACATGACAGTCCGTCCGACCTATAAGAGCGACAGCATTTATTATACAGTCAATTTCCTTAATTACGCCGGGGACGATTATCTTTCAACACAGAAAGTAAAGGAAGGGGAAAATGCAGTTCCTCCGTCCCCGGAAAAGATCAGGGGATTGTTTTTTATAGGGTGGAATACATCTTTTACGGATATTCATGAAGATAAGACCATCCGTCCGAGATACAGGGAGATACCTCCGCATCCGGTATTGAACTTTTATAAAAAGACAAAAGGGAATACTTCGGGAGAGTTTATCCGTTCTTATTCTGCTGTCAATGCCTGCAGCATTACGGCAAAACTGGACGGGGAATGCACGATGTCCTTTAAGATGCTGACAAGAAAAATAGATTCTTTTGTAGATGTGAAATGCATTGCGGAACTGGACGGACTGGTATTTAACATTACGAATGTGAAAAAAAGTATATCCAGCGGTGTGTGTTATACCGAGATGGACTGTGAACACATTTCCTATATCCTGAATGACGATGAATATAAGGTGACTGCCTTTGACATGACAGGAACTCCAAGACAGATACTGTGGGCGCTGCTTGAAGGAACACCATTCAGTGTCGGTACGGTGGACATAGAAAAGAAGGTAACACTCAGGGTTAATACAGAAGCAACAAGACGTGCCTGTGTGATGCAGCTGCTTGCCCTTGTAAAAGGGGAAATCGAATATTACGGATACGCTATCGGCATCCGTAAGCACAGGGGAAACAGCCAGACAGTGGATATCATGAAAACGGAAAATGTCAAGGATATCAGTTATTCCTATAATGCAACGGAACAGAGGTACAGTTATTCCGTTGACCTGTACAGAAAAGGAAATGTTGACCTTGGGGATGAACTGCTTCTTGATTTTAAGCCTTTATCCATATACAGGCAGAAGCGTGTGGTCGGCATGGAGTGGAATCCGTTCAATTATAATGAGGTGAGCATTACGATTGGTGCTTATATACCGACCATCAATGATTCTCTTTATTCTGTTGTTACAAGTGTGGAGGATATCAGAAATACTACGGCAAAATACACGGTGGAATTTGGGGAGATCATAGGAAACGGCTCTTTTTATTTTACAAGGGCATATAATGACAGACCATATTTTCAGTACCAGACAAATGATGGAAAGACACCGACAGTAACGCTGAATAAGAAATCCGGCAGTGCATTTGCTTCTTATGTCGGTGCATCCATATCCGGGGTTTCTTCCTCAACGAGAACGGTCATTGCATTTTACTGTACCGTGCCGGATGAAACAGAAGACGAGGAAGATACGGATTAAGGAGGTGCTTTCGTATGGCTGTGTTCAGCGGGGATAAATATAAAAAGGCTTCCTCGGATGCACTTGCATTTATAAAGAGACAGCTTGATGTAAATAACTTCAAGTGTCAGATAACATTCGACAAGGAATATGATGACAGTTATTCCGGGGATATCGTCTGGGGATATGTAACAGGGATATCCGTTGAGGAAGATCAGGTAAGGGCAAAATACATCTCCCCATCCACTTATTATGATTTCGACTATAAGGGAAAGGTTACCGGGACTGCAAGGAACCTGTCAGATTTCAGTGATTATGCCGTGAATGTTTATGTTGTCCATGATGCCGATTACAAGGTTATTACCTGTCCTATCAAATCAGACGGGACATGGGAGTCTGCAATGACTTACAGGGAAACTTATACGGTAAAGGATAAAGACGAAGAAGGAAATGAAACAGGCACCACTCATACAGAGGTTGTGACTTATCCGCTTGATATAACGGTAGGTGAGGGGATTAAAGAGTTCCGTCTTGCCAAAGGCAAAAAAGGAAAATGGGAACAGATTTCATCCTCTGATGAGGTGACGGTTGAAAGATATGTGTATGATGCAGACACAGAGATAAAAGCCGAAGATGGTGGGTATGGATACAGTTATTTTGAGTACTTCGCCGTAAGGCTTTACAGTTATTCGGATGCGGAATACATCAATGATGTTTGTAAGATATGGAACTGTGGCGGTGGAAAATATATGTGGTACACCAATAAAGCTGCAACAGGGCATAAGATTGGAAAGGTCATGCAGCAGGTATGGAGGGATGGTGCGGTTGCATTCGATGCAGTCGGCATAGCGGGTGCTGTTATGAACCTGCAAAAAGGCAGACTTCCGGCATCGTTTCTTATTCCGACAGATGACCCGCAGTATAATAAGGACGGATCCAATGCCCTCGGTGCATATGGTTATATGCTGAATTCCAGAACATGGGCATACGATGTCGGTCTTGCATTACTGGTATTTACCACAAGCGGTGATTATGGTATCTGCAAAGAAATGCTGAAACGGATGCGGT